TATATATAATTTTTGTTCATTTGTGACAAATCTTACTTGAATACTTCCAATTTTATTATGTATTCCAAACAAATACATATGTCCATTAGGTAAGGAATATTTATGAAAAAATTCTGCTTTCGGCATTATACTATTATAATATTATAATATTTTTATACAAAATATTATAAATCAAAATTCTTATATATCTAAATTCACTGTATGTTTGTCGGACTTCTTGCGGCGAACCTTAGGACCCATTCCTAATCCGTCTTTCATATCTTTTAATTCACTTAAACTTACAGTACTTGTTGCATCCTCTCCTTGCTTTGGTTTCAATCCACTCAAAATATCATTAATATCAGTTGGTCCTCTCATGTCGGGTCTATGATCGGAACGATTATCTTGTTTATAATCTGGGGGAGGATGAGGGCGAGTTGAATAGGTGGGTGGTGCACTTGGATGAGACATGTTGGGCATTACATTATTCATAAATCCTGAAAATCCTGGATTCGTATTTCCCATTGAATTTACTGCAGCCTGCGTAAACTTCTGCATCAATTCAGGATTTTGTCTCATAATATCATCCATTCCAGGCAATGATGACTTGAACATTGTATTCGTCATGTGAAGCATGATTGCACCACCTCCCAACTGGAATAATAACTTCAGCTCTGGAGCAAGCTTTGCCTTGGATCTATATTTGTCATGTAATTCTGCAAAAATTTCATCATATTCGCTAATATTTTCATTGACTTGTTCCGCCCATCCATCTAACTTAATATCAAATGGATCAAATTTAGAGTTCAAAAATTCAATACCCGTAATTGCTGCCATTAACATTTTTCCTTGAAATTTCACATTATTTGATTTTTCTTTCTCTGCAATAATATTTTCATATTCACCTTTCATTTCATCTAAAGATGAATCCATCGTGTATTTTCGTGTAAGTCGTACACCTTTACCTTCTAAATCTTCAAGTTTTCTTAACATTTTGAACTTTTCACGTAGAATATCTGCAGGGTTCTCTTTTGCAGTAACTTTATCAGGATCAATAGAATTAATCGATTTAAAACCATCCCATGACTTATCTACTTTAGCTGGCTTGTCAAATTGTACAGTTGGTTTAAAATTAGAACTAATATCATTGGTTAAATCAATTCTTGGAAAATCCATACCAGGCGTATCTTGTCTTTCTTTATCTTGACGAATCTCTCTAACTTCTCGTACTTCGGTGCGAGGAGTATCGACTTGTGACAATGAATTTAATTCATTTTCTAGTTTATCTAAATCAGATATTTCAATTCCAGGAGCTTCTTTCTTTTTTGTATTCATTAAAAGTTCAACACCTGGTAAATTAACATTCGATGAATTTGAAAAAGTAGAAGGTGCCAAATCAATAGGATCAAAGTTGAGTTTGATTTCTTCTAAACCGTCTAATTTTGGGCCAAGTTGGATTGTTTCCATTATGTTTATATAAGAACAATTAATTTTAAGTAATCCGCATTTATATTGTTTAAATACCAAATTAATTGTAATAGAGTATCTGCCAAATCATCCTTTTTCTTATGTTTTTCAAAACCAGTATCCCACTTATTTGCCAACACCAATTTTCGTACACAATCTATACCTATTTTTTTACGTTGTGCATACGTAGTTGTTCCAGTATGAAATAATTTTAATTTATTTACTGCAGAAACACATGTTACTTCTGCATTTCTCATAATCCAATATTGTACTACCATTCCTTGTAACATTTTCATACGATTTGCAAGTGGTCCAATTTGATTTTCTATAACAACTTTATCTACTTTCTTAAATCTTTCGTATTGAATCATTAATTCTTTTCCTAAATCAATCACAGAACAAGTTTTTGCTGATTTTCTAATTACATTACTTAATTTTTTAGTATTTAATTGTTCTATCATTTTTTCTTTGGATTCACATTGAGTAATTCCATGCTGTGTGCATAACTTTGCCAATTCTGGTTTGGCTAATCCAGATAGTGGAGGAATTGGAACAGCGTGTTTTTTACAAAAAAAAGAAGTATCTCTAAAAAACAATGCAGGTTGTTTACATTGTTTTTTACAATAATGGGTACATGTAGGTTGAGGTCCAAGTAAATCAATTACGTCCCAATCGATGATTTGAAAAGTATCTGTTACCGATACAAGACAATGTGCTAAATGTGTAATTCCAATATCAATAGATAACACCAACATAGTAATACAATTAAAATAGTTTTATTATGTTTTCTATTATTTATTTCTATTATTTCTATTATTTCTATTTAGTTATTTTATACAATTCTAATACAGTAATTGCTGCAAGAACTTGAACTAATACATATGGAACTAAACTAGATATTTTTTGTTTTCCTGCAAGAACCATTAATACAGTAACTGCAGGATTGAAATTTCCGCCTGAAATAGCACCTCCAATATAGATGGCTAAAGCAAGTGCAGCTCCTATTGCCAATGGATTGCCAGTTGTAATAATTACATATAAGAAAAAAACAGTTCCTACATATTCAATTATTAGATCTTGCATAAATAATCTATAGATTATATTTTTACAATTTTGTCTTTTGTTATTTTTACTAAATGTGGGTTAGGAATATCGGGTTTTGGCGGCGGATTTTTCAATTCTTTCATAATTTCAGAATACGATTTCTTTGGCATTTTTTATATTTATATTTTTATTATTTTATTTCAATTTAATAACTTAAAACTATCCATTGATTCGTAGATATGTATCCTACTGTAATATTTTTCAGATATGATATATATTCGAATATTGATTCTGTATTTAATAAAGATAAATTATTGTGTGATGTTCAAATTTTTAACAACAAATCGTGTTTAAATAAATTATTCAATCCAAATAATCAAATTTTAGTTACATTTGGCAATGATTTTTCCGAATACATGAATGATGTTTGTTCTATGATTCCAAATAGAATTAAACATAGATGGATTCATTTATCATCTATTAATTTAGATGAATTTAATAAATCAGTGAATTTTTGTTATATGGATAATATTGTTAAACAACTATCTTACCGTCCTATTTTTTCTATATTCACTACTTGCTATAATTCCTATGATAAAATAAAACGAGCATATACTTCTGTAAAAGATCAAACACTACTTGACTGGGAATGGGTTATTTTAGATGATTCGCCGGATGATGCTCATTTTGTTTTTTTAAAGCATTTGTTTGATGGAGATAATAGAATCAGGTTATATAAACGAAGTGAAAACAATGGAAGTATTGGAAATGTCAAAAATGAAGTTGTATCTTTATGCAGAGGAAAATACGTATTAGAATTAGATCATGATGATGAAATTACACCAAATTGTTTATATGATGCAGTTACTGTTTTTGAAAAAGATTCAGAAATTGGATTTGTATACATGAATTTTACAAATATATATGAAAATGGTGCTAACTTTAAATATGGTGATTATTATTCATTAGGATATGCAGGATACTATATGGAAAAATATAAAAATAAATGGGTATATGTATCTGCAATTGCAAATATTAATAATGTATCTCTTAGCCATATTGTAGGTGTGCCAAATCATCCTCGTATATGGAGAAAAGATGTACTTATGAAAATTGGAAATTACAGTGAATTTTTACCAGTAAGTGATGATTATGAATTATTATTACGAACTGCAGTACAAACTAAAATGGCAAAAATTCAACAATTGGGATACATTCAATATATGAATAATAATAACAATAATTTTTCACTTATTCGTAATTCCGAAATCAATCGGTTATGCAGTCATCTTAAACATCATTGTTATTCTGGATATAAAATGGATGAAGTGATGAAAGAAAAAAATGCATTCGAAGAAAGACAGAATCAACCTATTTGGGAATTAACAGATTATAGTCCTAAATATTGTAATGAACTTATTAATTTACATCATACAAAAGATTATTGTATTATTGGATTAGAAACATTATTTCAACATTATCACGAAATAAAAGAATTATATAAAAATCCGTTGAATCAATTCTTTATCTTAGATAATAATACTGTATCACATGAGATACTATGCAGTACATTAGATAAATTAGATTTTACAAAAATGAAGTGTTATTCATTAAAAGCAACAGATGCACAACTTATCCAATATTTTCTTCTGATGTATAAAAGTACTGTCGAATTTCATATATTTGAACGTACTGATTATCCTCCATTGCCTTATTTAAATGAAATTACAAATGAAAATACAAAAAAAATAACAATAATAACACCATCGATTCGCCCCGAAAATTTATTAAAAATCAGAGAAAGTATCAACCTTGATTATGTAGATGAATGGATAATTGTATATGATGGCAAAAAAATTAAAGAAAATCCGAACCTGTTTTCATCAGAAAAAATCAAGGAATACATATACACCGGAGACGGGTGTAGCGGCAATCCGCAAAGAAATTTTGCATTAGATCATATTCAAAATCCAGATACATATATTTATTTTTTAGATGACGA